CTCGTGTTTATTGGGCTAACGGATCAGGAGATAGCGAAGTGTTGAACATCCCAGCGGCTAACCTGGTCTGCAAAGGATTCACGGCAGAAGAATCCGATCTAATCTACATCGAGCGACTTCGTAGAGCCTACACTCAACAAAGGTCGGAGTCCTGATGGCTAAGAAGAAGAAGAAGAAGGAACTCTTTTCGACTTCCTTCATGTCCGGTCCCCTCAATTTTGTGGCAACTCATTCTTCCTCGACCTCTGCTAGAAATCGAGGAGAGGTCCCGGGGTCGATTCCATATTCGGCTGATCCATTTATGTTCCGACAAGTTTTCAACATCCCAGCCTACATTGTTTACGGAACTCTTCTCCCAACGCCGTTAGAACAGATTGCGTTTGCTAAAGACCCCCTAGGAATCGTCCCGCCGTATGAATGGAAGGGAGCATTCCATGCCATCCTAGATTTGTCCGCAACTGTAGGAGATCCATTCGGCGTGGCTCGGGCTCAGATGCAATCCCCTCACGAAGCAGCCTTTGGAAGACCCGATCAGAATTATTGGTCATCAGCAGAAGGACAAGGTATGACGGAACTATTCCAAGCGTCAGGCTATTAGTCCGGTATAGGTAGGTGTCTAGCCCAGTGTGTGTCCAGGGCGCTCTGAGAATTCGTATAGTACGCACATAGAGAACAGGAGTAGATCATCCTTCATCCCTCAAGGCTAATGCTGATTTTAATTCCGCTTCAAGTTCGGTGAAAAACTTTTCACTATTCAATTGCAATTCCACCACCCCATCAGATTCGTAACGAACTAGATTCTTATTCCAAATTAAAAACGCAGTACGAACTCCTTCAAAATATCCTATATTGTATTCAGAATTCTCACTCATTTGTTCAACTCCTTCTTGAGTTCTTTAATCGTCTGGCCGAAAGTCTCAATGGTCATCTCTAGGTACTTCTGACGCTCAAACACCTGCTGGACCGACATGTGCTCACCATGATGCACGGTAAAGTTGCTCTTCAAGGCATAATCTCTAAGTAATTTGTCGATCACCTTGCTTCTGGACCCTTTCGGAAGGTTCGCATATCCCTCATATCCCATCTCACTCAAACTCACTGACACCACTGGCATGACTGTCCGAGCGCCAAGTTGCTAATAATTGTTACTATGGGCAATCTGCGCGTGGGCGCAGTCCTTCATTTACATTCAATTTCAGGAGCAACGCTGTAGTGCGCACTGGCACCCTCGCCTGCAACGCAGGCAGAGGATAGTCCATAGGCGTTGCGTACAATCAGCCACGTAAGGGGATAGTGAACTATTTACACCGCCCACGCATCAGCGGAGATATGGCAACAGCAAAGACTGGCAGTTTTTACCTCAGCGAGACAGTAGCACTACCCGCAGCAAATGCAAACGGCGCAGCAGGGAGGGTAACCGGAACCCTAGACCTCTCGGCTTACGTTAATGTCCCCACAGGGCAGGCGATCGCGATCGACCAAGTAGACTTCATCTGGCAGCGAGACAGTGACTATGGGAATGATGTATCGAACTATCTTGCTTCTGAGCCGGGTTCGCTCACAATGCAAGTCACCGATCTAAACCCCGGGAATGCTTTTGTTCGGGCTGATGATCAATCCTTGGTAGCGAGTAGCGCTCTTTCAATCTCGTCAACTGCGAATGCGTCCTTTGTTTCTGACATCTTCCCCGACAACTTCGGCCCTTCTGGTCTATCCGATATGTTCATTGTCGTTAACGATCAGTTGTACCTAACTGCTGGTAATGATGTGGCGGTCACCGGTAGCGGTGTAATGTACGGAACGGCCCGCATTCGCTGCCGAGTAGTCAAATTATCTTCAAAGGACTGGATGGCCGTAGCGATCCAGAGTACGGCAGCAGACAACTGAGGACTTCCGATGGAGGCTCTCACCGACTCGGCAGCCGTGGCTCTTTGCGGATTAGCCCAGAAGGCGCTTGAGGAGAAGGGAGTTGACCCTCTCCTGGCTGCTGCATTTGCTGAGCGAGCATGTCGCCCCCTGGTGCGTGGCGGAATTCGCCGTGCTGGCAGAGCCGCTAAGACCGTAGGCGGGAAGGTCAAGCGTAAGGCTTCAGCATACAACAAGAAGTATGCGAAGGCGTACAAGGCACTCAAGAAGAAGCACCCTCGCACACCGTTCGCCCAACTAGCAAAGAAGGCTCATGCAAAAGCCAAGAGGATGAAGTGAATGGCTGAAGACCCTACCCCTCGCAAACTGATGAAGCAGATAGGTGCTTCTACCGCTGCTTTGAACTATGGGTCAGATACAGACACCTTTCTAACTAATGGTTGGGAGGTGATTTGGAATACCTTCCCTTACATCGTTAACCGAACATACATTGACCTAGCGGGATATACACATCAAGACCTAACAACTTTCATTGAAGGAGTTGACTTCCAAAGTGCTCTCTTAATCAAGAGCCTGTCGACCGGAATTCCAGAGATTACCCAACTTGACATTCTCTCTACCAGAAAGTTGACTGATGCTGAGATTAGCAACTGGGGGTTCGCAGGTGTCGCAGAAGATCCCCCCGGGTTCTTGGATAACACTGTGGACTTGATGGAAGTTGTATATGGGGAAAGAACCACCTACGGGATTAATGCAACAATAACCGGCACAGTTGGTCTCAGATACATTACCCTTGATCGAGATACATTCGGAAGTGGGAATGCAGTAGCCAGCGCTAGGTTACATTGGACTCGTGTTTATTGGGCTAACGGATCAGGAGATAGCGAAGTGTTGAACATCCCAGCGGCTAACCTGGTCTGCAAAGGATTCACGGCAGAAGAATCCGATCTAATCTACATCGAGCGACTTCGTAGAGCCTACACTCAACAAAGGT